TGACTTGGCAGATGCCCATGATAGGCGTGCTTCAAAAGCTTTAGATAGATTTATTAATGAGTTTGATGGTAATGTAGCTAAAGGATTGGCTGCATATAAAGCTGTTGGTGGTAGTGTAGATGCAGCAGAAGCGTACATAAAAGAACTTGATAGCACTCGTGCTGTTGGCATTGACTACAATATTATGGATAAGTTTAAGTTTGATAATATTGACATGGAACAGTTTGCCGACTTATCAAGAACAGAAGCACTAGGTTCTATTAGACAAGAGGTATCTCCTGTTTCGGCAGGTGTATTTAAAGATACAAGTGGGTTAGGTAAGATAGGACTTGGACTGCGTGATACAAGTAAATATGCAGATGAAATTAATAAACTTATACCGCCAAGAGTAAACAAAGCTGTTGAAGGATTGGAGTCTGCTACCTTTGACCCAACAGGAACAAAGTCTGCCACACAGTTTCAAATGGAAAAACAAAAGTTTGAATCGCAAATGAAAAACTCTAGTCTTGATTTAAAGAATCAAATTAAATTTAATATATTAGAAATGGGCAAGCTTGGAGATAGTCCTGAAGATGAGGATAAACGACTAAGTTTATTACGAGATAATGAAGCCCTGACTAGAACTTACGCTATGTTTCAAGAGATTGACAATACAGGTAAAGGCGGATTAACCGCAAATACTCTTATTGGTTTATATAATAGTGGGTTGAAAAATCTTAGAGACAAGTATCAGTATAGCAGTAAGGGCGGTGTAGCATACTTAATTGACGATGATGGCATTGCAAAAACAGGCCAAGATGCCATAAATAGATGGACAGAGGTTAGAACACAGTTTCAAGTAGACTACACTGCAAATTCGTTAATGAATCGTGATGGCACGTTTAAAAATGCAATGACAGAAGACATACCGTATCATTTACAGTTTGGTACATCTATAGCAGAACAAGCCATTTCTAGTATTAATGAGCGCATGAATAAAACACAAGAAAATATAGGTGCAGGTAGTAAAACACCAGTAGTAGCTACACCTGAACCAAAAAACGATAGTACTTCTAGTGTTGCTCAAACCTCAGACTTATATAAAGAAACCCGTACCGATAATAAACCAGATAGTAATATTGAATCAACGGCAGAAGACCTTGCAGTTTTTAATTCAGGAATGGAGATAGGAACACAAGGAACTGTTATTAAAGGAAGAGATGCTAAAGAGTTTGGTGCGAATTATTTACAATATGTTGCGGATAATCCAAAAGATTATATAGAAGGATTAATTAAGGATTATGGAAACGATTATATTGTAGAAAATATAAACGAATATAAAATATACCTTGATGGCGCAGCAAATTTAATTAAAGACGAGGAACGCAAAGAGGAATACAAAAGACAAGTTAAAGAAACAATAGATAGCCTTCCTAAAAAAATAACTAGCATAATGAGAAGTCAGACTGCGCCAACAGTACTGCAAATGCCAGAAAATTATATACCTATAAAAGCGCAGAAATTATTATCTGATGAAGGTGGTTTTATGGGCAATTATTTATATGAAGACGCAAATGGAATGCAGTATATATCTCCCGAATTACCTTCAAAGTTTGGTATAGAGGTTAAATAGCCTCGATGACAAGTGTATTACCACCTGAAATACAATCTTTACAAAGGCGTAATATTTCTAATTCTACTTTAGGTTTACCACCTGAATTTAAAGAAGTAGAATCTCCCATGTTTCCCCCTGAATTTAAAGTACCCGAACCTAAACAGTTTGATTCCCCAGAGGAAGCAGACCAAGAAGAACGTTTGTCTTTTGCACGGCTTGCATCTGATGATGAGTACATGGATATGTTGCGTGAATACAACAGCGATAGGTTTGGAGAAAGTGGCGCACAAAAAGATGACGAAACTGATGAAGAATATCTTAAACGTTTTTTAACACATACTCGTGAGTTTGAGTGGAACAGCATTGATTTAGGTAGACAACTTGATTGGGTTCGTAATGCGGATGTAGATAAACGTATGAACTTTGGGCATGTCTACAGCCAACTATCACGTCTGCCTTCATTTTATCAAGAAGGTGGAACAGGTTGGAGTAGTGCCGTAAAAGATTTTGGAAAGTCATTAATCACTGACCCATTTAATTATATAGGTTTTGGAGCAGGTACAGTAGCAAAACAAGTAGCTACTCGTGCTGTTATTAAAGCACTAAAAGAGGGTGGTAAAAGAGCAGCCATTAAAGAGGCGGCTAAGTATGGCTCAAAGGGAATGTTTCGTAGCAAAGCTGGCAAAATTGTAGGTGGCGGTATTGTTGCTGAAGCTGGGGTAGCTGCTGTGCAAGACTTAAAACTACAAGAACTTGAGATGCTATCAAAAAAGTTTGGAGAGTACACGCCAGAAGATTATGATTATGGTAGAGCAGGTATATCAGGTGGGGCAGGTTTAGTTATAGGTGCAGTAGGTGCTAAATTATCTGGTGGTTTAGGTGGTGATAGAATACTAAGCAATGCAACTGAAGCTGTAGCAAAACAAAAGAAAATGAAAGAAGCTTTAGATGCTCGTAATGTAAGTCTGTCTAAAGATGCTAGTGATGAAGCCACAACACAAACCGTTACAAGTGCAACAGGTCTATTTGATATACAAGCAGGGCGTGAGACACTTGATAAGTTAGGTACTGTAGCTGATGATGCAGACTTTATGGTACAGATGCAGTTTAACACAGAGCTTATGAAGCGTGTTGGTAAAGTAGTAACCGAAACTGTAGAAGAAATGGCTGCGGATGGCAGACTAGGACAGATGGTAGACGAGGACACCAAAGCATCTGAAGCTATAGGAAAGATAATACAAGATGCTCTAGGTAAAACTGAAGGTCAGTCTGCCGATGCTGTAAGGAAACAAACAGAGGAGATGCTAGTAGGAGATAAGGGCATCTTAAAAGAGATAGGTGAGTTTAGCGGAGACACATTAGAGGCTGCTATATCTCGTGCAGGTTTGACAAACAAACAGTTTATCAATGCTATGGGCGTGTCTTACAGTGATGCAGGTAAATACTTACAGACAGCTAGTAATGTAGGTAAGATTATTAAAGGACTTGGAGAGATTGACCCAGAGTTAAAGTCTATACTTATGCAAAGTAACAAGTCCGATTTAGGAACAGGGTTCTTTGGTAAAGCCCATGAAGTAATGAATAGGCTTGACCGTGAAAGACGTGCCTTAATGGTTACACAAATTGCTACAACGGTTCGTAACGTGGCAACAGGCGGTGTGCGTCTGACTATGGAATCGGCTGCCGATGCTATGGAAAGTGCCATTTATCAGATGGGTAAAGGTTTTGATGCTGGCATGACAGGCAACAATCCATTAGGAAGTGGGGGATTTAGTTTCAAAGATATATTTCGTGATAGCTTTGGAAGATTAAATAGGATGCGACAGGTTGTAGACACTGCCGAACTATCGGAAGCATTACTAAAACACAATTCAAAACTTGCAAGCCGTATGGATAGGACACTGCAAGAAGCAACAGACGATGAAACATTAAGTGGTTTTACTCGTATGATGAATGGTCTTAACATAGGACAAGATATATTTTTTAGGCGTGCTATATTTACGAACAGTATTGATAAGAAGCTTAGACGTGCGGGTATTATTGTAGACAATCCTACAAAGGTTGGACAGTTTAAAAGCTTAGAAGAGTTTGCCGCATCAGGTAAATCAATACCTTCAAAAGTATTAGCCGATTCGGTTGAAGAATCTTTGTCTTTTACTTTTTCTCTTATGCCACAGAAGGGAACAGTGGGGCATCACTTTATTAAATTTACAGAAGCTATAGGTCCTGTGCCTGCCCCTGTCGGTACAGCAGCCATGCCGTTTGCAAGGTTTATGGTAAATGCATTACAGTTTCAATACAACTATTCTCCAGCAAGTGCTGTAAATGCTATATACAGAACGGCTCAAGGCGTACACACTAAGGCTCTTGCAAAAGCTGCAGGAGATACAAAAGCAGGAAAAGAACTGTCAGAAAAAGCAAGTAAGCAACTAGCAGAGGCACGTGATGGTTTTTCTAAAGCTTTTGTGGGAGTTCTTGCTTTTAATGCTGCCATAAAATATCGGTCTGAGAATCAAGATATAAACTTTTATGAGTATAAGAATAAAGATGGTACGACAGGTGACTTACGGCCATTCTTTCCTCTTGTACCCTACTTAGCTATTGCTGATTTGTGGGTAAAGCAAACATCAGGTAATGCAGACAAGATTAACTTTAAAGAAACCGCAGAGGCTTTTACAGGATTTCAGTTTAGAACTGGTGCAAGTTCTTATATTCTTGATAATGCTGAACAGCTTGTTACTGAGATAGGAAAGGGTGACCCTATAAGACAAGAGAGAATGGGTGAGTTATTAGGCGGGTATGCCGCAGAAATAACTGGTGGCTATGCTACACCTGCACGTATTGTTCGTGACATACAAGCGGCTTACGACACAGAAGCTGCTATTATACGTGACGCTAAACAGACAGAGGGTATTGGATTTGGAGAAAGAGCTAAGTCTGCTTTTAGTAATACGCTATACAAAGACTTACCAAGTTTATCTAAAGGATTGTCTCCTATAGAAAGTCCTACAAGAGAAGGAGACATATATCGTCAAAGTCCATTGTTAGGACAAATAGGTTTTCCACGTAGAGAACCGTTGCGTAATCCTGCAGAAGAAGAATTTGCACGACTAGGTATAAAAACGTTTACGCTTGTTCCGGGTTCAGGCGACAAGACAGCCGATGCTCTTGTAAAGAAACACTTAGGACCTTTTGTCGAGAGAGATATATCAGAACTTGTAGAGTCAGATGAGTACAAGAATGCTACCGACGTACAGAAACGTGGAATGCTAAAGAGAGACATGAAGGTGTTAAGATTGTTTGCTAAAGAACTTGCTGTTATGGAAGCTGAAACAACAGCAATGAAAGGGGAGAAGACGTATACACCATTTGATAGAGCGCAGTATGGTAAGCTTACTGATATACAAACACGTTTAGCTGATGAGTATTACATGAGTAAATATGGCAAGTCTGTAATAGAGATGGTGCGTGAAGAACCTGATATTAACCATTACAAACGTGCCATAGATGTAGGAAAGTTACTTGAGAAAAATCTCTAACGTTTATCACCTGACCCTTTCAGTGTACCTCGTTCTTTTCGTGATAATAGTTTCTCTCTATTAGAGGCTGCTATTTGAGCCAAGGGCATGTTGATATCTTTTGCTAGTGCAGCACAATACCATAACACATCCCCAATTTCTGCAGCTAGTTGTTCTCTCCATTCTTGAGAAAGCCTATAGTCTCCATCACGTATAAGCTTCTTTACCTTGTTTGCTACCTCGCCTGCCTCACCTGCCATGCCAAGAGCAGGGTACAATATTTTATGTGTGGAAGGGTATATAGCGGTAGCTTTTATTACCTCTTCATATTCAGAAAACTTCATTCCTTTATATCTCCTTTCTAACCATGCATCAACTTCCTCTTGCAACTTCATTTACATTCTCCTTGAATGATTTAATAACATCAGAGGAAAATAACTTCTGCAAGTTTAGTAGATACATACGTGACGCATTATTATCTCCCCCTGATACAGACTTTTTATAGTCAAGATTATTAATTATCTTTTTGAGATTTGCCGTATTAAATACAAGCGTTGCAAATACATCATCCCCTACGCAAAGATTGTGAAACCAATAGTCTGATTCAGTAGCATTGATACCACTAGGCTTACCATAAGACTCGTACTCAATAGCAATGTTTCCTGTTCTTTGCCACATTCCCCTCTCACTTTTGACTTCTATCTTTTTATCTTGAAGCATGTCTGCAACAAGCTGTTCTCTTACTTTGCCGTATTTCAAGTCAAGGTCAAACTTCTTTCGGTTAGCCGTTGATGGTTCAATCTTTGTCATTAACTTCCTCACTTTCTTTTTGTGGTTTAGGCACAAAGAATCTACCAAGGGCTTCTAGTTTGCCCAAGTATCCTGCTATGTTTCCCAACTCTGTTTCGATAGATTTATGCACGTCTTGATGCTCTCCAATACCAACTGCACTTGCCAACAATACCTCTACATTAGCAATGTGTTTATTGATGCAGCCAGTTAGGTAAGATTTCTGTGCGTTAACATGTATCTCTCTCATTTCTTTTACTCCTTTTGTTAAGTTATGTCTACGACTTCACACACACCTGCAGTACAAGCAAGTTCGTTGCTACCAGATGTAGTGTCTTCTTTTTCATACTCTGAAAGCAAAGCCCAATCAATTTTACTAGGCATGTTATCTAACATAGCATGATACTCTTCTTCTGTACAGTCTTGATATGGAGCTTGTTTGTAGGTATGTTCACTAAAAGGTAGAAAACTAATACCTGATATCTCATCAAAGTTTTCATACACCCATGCTCCTACAGACATCCACTCTTCTTCTTTAACCGACACAGTTATAGATGGTTTATGCTCACACCAATGTCTTTGATACATAAGCCATAAACCTAACTGAAAGTCGGCAGTATTCTCTTCTCGTGTTACAGCAGAACGTGGTGACTTCATAGGGAAACTAAACACTGTTGTACTGTCGGGCTTTGTTACGTCAGGCTCGTTAGGTATTCCTTGAGCCGACATAAACTGTGTCAATGGGTCTTTGTTATCTCCACGTACTGTTCGTATGTAATACGGTGCGTGTCTAGCATGTATACCAGATGCGCTGTCTACAAGTTGTGACACAGTACCACTAGGTTTTACTGTTGTAACAGCCGTAGACTGCGGTATGTTTAGTTGCTTCGCAAAATGTTTGTTTGTGTCGATGGCAACTTGTTTCATTTCTTGAAGAAGGTTACATTGTTTTTGTCCAATGTCATTGAGTAACCCACAATCTTGTATGCCAGTTAATGACACGCCTAGCAGTCTTTCTTCTTCTGTGTTATCTTTCCATATCTTTCGTAGGTATTTAAAGTCTGTAAGAGTAGCTTGGAATGTACCTAAGATAGTTGCCATGCGTACTTTATTCTTTAAAGTGCTTTCCGTATCTGCCTCTCTTACCACTACCTCTGTAAGATTACAGAACTGATATGGGCGCAGTATTATTTCACTACATGGGTTGCAACCAAACTCGTAGTTTGTATCTCGTCTGCCATTCTTGGCAGCTTGTGCTATGGCAGACTGCCTATTAAATATACCACGTTCTCCTGATTTACTTTCGTATAGCGCAAGCCATTCACGCATGAATGTGTCCATATCAGGCTTGAACTTATAGGACACGCTGTTGTTAGCCAATGCCCTTTGTCCTTCATTCTCCCACCACTGTCCTGACTTAGCATGACGCATTTGTGTATCACCTAAATTAGATAATGATATCAACGCACTGCGCCTCACACCACCTACAACTACTACCTCACCTACCTTACACATAATGTCGTGACACTCAAGAGGATATAGTCTACGATTCTTTGCTTGTGTAAACTTCTCAATACAAAACTCAAACAGTTCTTCTAATGGTGCAGGTCCGCTTGCCCTACCGCCAAATGTTTTAAGTCTTGCACCTGCTGGGCGTACCTCTGATACATCCCACTTAGGTATCTGGCCAGCATATAACATTGCAATCAACTCACGTAAAGCTCTTGCCCAACCGGGTCTGCTATCCGCTACCTTTATAATAGTATCGCTCTTTTCAAAGTGTTCGTTAATAATAGGTAGCTTGTCTACGTTCTCTCGTTCTACAGAAAAACCAACGCCTGTGCCACACATGAGTACGTACATTGTTTCATCGAAAGCACGAGGACTATCCACGGGTATGTATGAACAGTTGTATCCTGCCACATGGCATCTGTCTAAAGCCGCACCTGCAGTCATCAACGCTCTCATACTTGGCATAACTTGTTGATTTAACACTGCTTCTTGCAGTTCTTCTTTTAAATCGTTTGTTAAATCAAAGTTATTCTTTTTCTTGAGGTGCTTTTGCATGTTATCAAAGTATCGTGATACTGTTTCTATCCATGTCTCACGTCTTTGTTCATCATCTTTCCATCTTGCGTAGCGAGATAATGCAATAAAGTTTTGATAGTCTGTTGGTAAATAGTTATTCATATATCTGTCTCCTGTAGTATTTTAAGTGATTGTATCTTTACTCCATCCATATCAAAGAAATACTCGTTAACTGCGGCTTCCATTTCGGGAGCTATGTCTCCATCTACAGGTACAGGGTACTCTTCTGTATCAATGTTGAGTGTCAAAAAAACTTTAACTCGTATTGGCATTCGACACCTCTTCAATTAATTTGGTAAGATACCAATGTGCTTTTTCTAAGTCCTCTTTCATCTTGCCCTTGTATCGGTATCTCCATAAATACTTTTGTGCATTGCCCTTAAGATATCCGCAAAACTCCAGTGGAGACATAGATGCTTTGATAGCATCAATACATTCTATACCACACTGATTGTAATGTGGCGGACTATTTACCATGTCTTCTTTAGAAGATTCACCAAAGAGATGTTCTCTCCACTCTTCTGTTACTTGTTCTCCTGATGTCATATCATACACTCCCATCTGTTTTACTAAAGTCTATCTTAATTACATTACCATCTTTGTCAACAATTTTTGATGACTGCTCATCTTTTAATTCTTGTTCACCTGCAGCGTCAATGTTTTTCTTTACGAACTGATGTAACAGTTTTCTATATTCATCATTGCTTTCCATAAGAGGAACGGTGGATGCTACCATTTTACAAAAGTGCATGACTTGTGAGTAGTCTTCTTCTTCCATGTTATTATCTGGCGTAGCTACAACAGTGATATCTACTTCACCTGTCCACACACCGTCCTCATGTTGAAAAGGTCTAATCCTAATTATAAAATCATTTATATGTGCATCTGCTATTTTCATATACGCTATCTCCTTTTTATTTTTGCACCACGAAACTTGATTAAAGTAGGGTGTTTGTTTTTACCTCGTTCCTTTAACCAATCTTCTGGTATAATTCTATCATAGTAAATAAAGCCATGCTTAGTACACCACTCCGAGTACGTAGACTTCGCACCCTTTCGTAGTTTCCTACGGCTATTTTCAAAAACAAATCGGATATCAAGTTTTGGATGTTGTCGTTTAACTGCCAAATGTTTTCGCCTATCTGCTGCAGTAAACATACCCTTTGTTTCAATAATGATTCCGTTATGTAATATGAAATCAGGAGTATAAGTGCGGTAGGCTAGGTCTTCCCATTCAATCTTAACTGACTCATAACTAAACTTAATGTTTTGTTCTTTGAGTAGTTTAGAAACAGAAATCTCTAGCCCACTGCGATACCCATACTTCCTAGCATTACGGAATTGTGAGTACGGAAGTGCCATTAGAACTTAAAGTGTCCTGACCATCCGTTTATATAAGGAACACCAAGAGCTTTCATTTCTTCTTGAACCGCTTTCTCCGCTTCGTTCTTGGTTTGTATTGCTGCCCTCAGACCCGCTGTTCTAAGTTCCCTATACTCTTTCTTCTTATCAAGAAGTTGTTTTTCTAACTCCTCAATCTCTTGCCTTAGTTCGTCAAACTCTGTTACCATGTTTATACTCCTCTCTTAGTTTAATATATGATACAATCTTCGGATTCTTTGCTTTGGATTTAACCGCAGGTAATTCTTGCATTTCAGTCCAACAAGATTTCCGATACGAACAGAACGTACAGTTTTTATTGAGTACAAGATTGCCTGTCTCTACACCATTGAACGTTTCGGGTTCAGGTTCAAAACATCTTTCAAACTCATTGCTCAACGCTTTGTGTACGTTCTTTTTTATATGGGATATCTCTTCATCTATGTCAAGCCCTGTAGCTGGAACATATTTGAAATCCCCATTTGCCTTATTGACTACCCACCAACCGCCTGCTTTTTGTTTAGCGGCTTTAGCGTAGCCAGCAAGCTGTCCTACATACCCAAATGTGTCTCCTTCTTTTAACGTATCGTAAGATTCAAACTTGTGTACGTAAGACCAATTAGATGCTGACTTGATATCGTCAACAGCACCATCAATAGATATATCGTATGTTCCACTAATAGGCTCATCATCATTAAGCTGTAGATTAACCGATGTATCTTTGTCTTCATACTTTACTCCTGCTTCTGTTAACAATCCTTTGAATACTGCTTCGACAATATCTCCAAGCATCATGTTCATAATGAATGTAGTAGGACGAGGCAATGCTTCCTCTGGTCTGTTCTTTTCAAACCAAAGTTGGCAGGATGGTCTTCCGATATTAGACATACGTAACCGAAAGCCATCCCTTTTATTGCCCCCACCGAACTGACGTTGCAAAGCATTCGCAACATCACTAGCCACTCGTTTTACAGTCGCATCTGACATAGTAGTGTTACCAGACACGGCATCTTGCATGTACTGATGCAATGCCAATTCTGCGGGGTGGTTCATCATACCACTATCTCATCATCTTCAATGCCAATATCAACTATATCGTCAATACCGTCAATGTCTTCGCCTTGAGGCCTAGCCTTGTCAGACCACGAGTTAATGATGTACTCGTTATAGTTTTGTATCCAACCCATAAAATCAGCAAATATATTCTGTTCATTATCGGTTAGCTTCAAGGTATTAGTCAGGTCAAGAGACACAGTAGGCAGAAAGAAACTGTTACCGTTAGGTAACTTTCTTTCCTCTGTATTGGCAGTAATATGATGTGCAGGTGGTACTAGCTTCATCTTTTTGAATTGGTTAAATATCACACCGACATCCTTGAAAGCATCTCTGTTTTCAATCTCCCATATAAACGGTTGTTCTTCTACAGAAGTTTCTGCACCCGTATTATCTACAGGATTAATAAGTTCTACCGTACCGAACACAACACGTACACGTTTTATTTCTTTGATTAACGCTTGTGTTTTCTCGGGCAAGGATTGAAAGTCTTTGATAAATCCTGCAGGCTTACCACAGTTAAACCCACCGTCATTGTCTTTCAAGTCTGTGTTAAGGTTGTCAGCCATAACAGTTTTGACATAACGATTTGGTCTATCGCCCATGCCTTTAATAAAACGCTTGTACATAAACCTTTGTGCATGCGCTCTAATACGAACTGATGGTGCATAATAGGTAGGACCATCAGGAATCTCTAGCTTATACGTACCGCCAGAAACAACTTCCATGTTTACTTGTTTACCTTTTACTTCAGCCGTTCCCATAATAGGGGAATGGTTAATGCGCAGTCTTGCTAATGTGCTAGACTTAGCTTTTTCCGTACCGCCTTCCGATGCCATGCCCATAGCTTTGGCCATAGCTGCGTAGTTGTTGGTATCTATAGAGGTTATTTGTGTAGTCATATGTTGACTCCTTTCTGCTGAGTTAATGAGACTTAGTTATATCAGTTTACATCCTTTGTGTCAAGCCAATTAGAACCTATTTTTGCTTCTAGTAAAAGCGGAACATTAAAGCGTACACCCCATCGTTGTTCAATAAGATTTGGCAATACTTTATTTGTTTTGTGTATGTGTTCTATGACTTGTTTTTCCTCGTGAGGATGAACGTCAATTACGATTGAATCATGCACCGTGTTTACAATACATGATTTCATTGAGGATAATAAGCCCTCAATGTAGAGTAGTGCGACAGGCACAATACAGGCCGTCGCAAACGATTGCACAGGATAATTTTTTATCTGTGTAAAGTGTGACACTCTGCCATTGACACTGCGTTTTACATCTGGAAATGCAAACTGTCTGCCTGATGGCGTAGTAATAGTGCCAGTGTTGATAGCTTCTTTTGCAAGCTTATTGTGCCACTCGGCAATACCCGCATACTTCTTGTTAAACTGCTTGTAGTAAGCACCCTCTGCTTCAGTGCGACCAAAACTACTAGCCCCATATAGCGGTGCGAAAGTATGTTCCTTCCCGGCTTGGCGAGAAGTAGGCTGACCTGCATCTGTAATTACTTTAGCTGTGTAGGCATGAACATCAAAGCCTGTAGCTACTTCTTCCATAGCCACTTTGTCTTGTGCTAAGAAAGCAGCAACCCTAAACTCTAGCTGTGCAAAGTCAGCTTCCATAACCTTACCGTCATCCCAACGTGATACAAACACACGCTTTACAGGAAACGTACCGCCACGTGGCATGTTCTGCATGTTAGGGTCTGCACCACTAAACCGACCAGTACTCGTGCGGTGTTGCAGTAAACGTACATGAAGCATACCGTCCGACTTAGTATGCGTAGTTATACCGTCCACAAAAGAAGACAGATATGTTTCGACAGCCGACAGTCTACGTACTTTAGATAGGAAGTCTTGTGCATCTGCCATACCTTTACCACGTGCGGCACTCTCTAACGTTTCAAGATTCTGTTTACTTGTGCTAAAGCCATTCGCACTAGCCCACTTAGCATTAGGCGGTCTGAATTTAAGACCCGCCCTAACAGTAGTATCAGTAAGACTATAGCCATTGCCGTTGCATATCTTGCATGTATTGGGTTTTGAAAAAGGTGTTCCATCTTTTCTTGTCTTCCTTACTTTGCCAACGCCATTACATGCACTGCATTGTTGCGCTTTTGTTTTGAATAGGCGTTGTGTGTTAGCAGCAATCATGTAACGAAAGTCTCCATCAGACATGTATGGGTCAATTTCGTTACCCCATTTATCTTTGTCTATTAGCTTACGTCCATATATAATCCAACCTAATTGTTCAGGGCTATTAAGATTAATAGGTGTGTCGCCCATAAGCTTTCGTACATGCACTTGTAGTTCTTTCTGTAAGGTATCACGTTCTGTCTCAAACTCAATACGTACTTTGTCTAATGCAGTACGGTCAACTTTAAAACCACGTTGATATATACGAGCAAGAGTAACACACACTTGATTAGTTAATATCATGGTAGGCATTAGTGATGCGTCAGGTAAATTTATATCGTGCCACAATTTATCTGCAAGCTGTTGTGTTGCATGCAAGTCAGCCGAAAGATAGTCAGACAACTCTGCATGGGGTATGTCACGTGTGCTGTACCCTTTGCTGAAGTACTCCTTCAAGGTGTCTTGTTTCTTTGTATCTAAGTTGTACCTCTCTGCGCAAGCTTCCAAAGACAATGGTTCTTTTTGTCCACGCTGTAAGATGTAAGCAACCAACATGGTATCAAAGACAGGTCCGTCATAGGTAAAGCCTGACTCCCACAACCACATAAGGTCATACGCAGCGTTGTGCATAATAAGTACAGTTGCCTTGTCCAACCACTCTTGTACTTTAGCATGTCCATTATCTGTAGGCTTACACTCACTGTGGTCAAACGTAATAATATTTTCTTCTCCGTTGTCGGTAAGTATACCAACTTGAACCAATGAATTGTTTGGCTCAAAGGGGTCTAAGTGAAGCTTACCGTCACGCTTAGTGACTGTATTCTCCACATCTAATGTAATCTTCATCCTTCGTACCTCGCTGTTAAGTAGTTGAGTTCACAGTTCACCATACCATGCCAACCATTAAGCTTGTTCTTAACGACGTTAACATGACGTAGTGGGCTTTCCTCTTCTTGTCCTTCGACAGTCGGAGACTTAGCAATCAAAAGCATAAGGTCTGCTTCTGCCGCTTTGCCTGTACGTGAACCTTCCATCATACTTTGATTAAGTACTGTGCGCCCTTCAGCTTCCGCAGATAACTGTGACATATAAAACACAGCACAATTATATTCTTTCGCAATAGCACGAGCATGGATTGCATTAGCTTTAAGTGCCTCGTCAGGTCTGGCATAGCCAGCTGTAGTAGCAAACTTATCACCCATGTCTAGCACAAGTATGTCAGGTTTGTATGACTTACATACAGACTCAACCCATGCCATGTCTCTACCGCCAGCTTCTTTAAGAAAGATGTTTCGTTTGATAGGCTCATATAATGCTCTAGCCTTCTGCATATTGTCACGCACTTCTCGTGCGGACATGCCTGATGCTGCGGTAAGATACCTAGCACCAACTCTGTGTGGTGGTTCTTCGTTACACAGTACGATACATCTTGCACCTTGCGATGCAAACCCTCCGGGTGACGCAACAATACTAGCATGAAAAGAAGTCTTACCAGTATTAGGTCTTGCTCCTACCTCAATCAGTTGTCCGTCTGAAACGCCCTCAATCTTACGAGTGATAGGTGCTATGTTAAACGCCCACTTAGCTTCTAACTCCGCCTTTGCCATGAGTGTCTCAATACTAATGTCTTCCCACTCAATGTTTAAGTTGGGCGTGAAGTCATCACCGTATTGCTCAAGCAAACTGCGTAGTTTTTCTAAGGTGGATGCTGTGCCATTGACCATATCAAACCCTATGTTAGCAACGTCTTCGCCAACAACTTGTTGGAATAATTTAGACAACACCTCTTGTGCTATGTCACTACCCATTGGGGTTTCTTTTTTGACCTGCATAAACAAACTTGCATAGGCTTGCTTCTGTGCCGTAGTCAACGTAGGATTGTCGGACATAAACAATGCCTCAATCTCATCGGGTGTTACGGTACGCCTATACTTATCCATAGCAGAGTCAATGGATTGTTTTATTTTGCGAACATCCTTGCTAAACAAGCGGTCAGGACATTTCGCACCCCTATGGTCATCGTAAAACGATTTGTCCATAAGGCTTCTTACTAGTGCTATTTCCATTCTTATACTCCTATGTTGGTTAGGTTCTCTACGTCCGTTGGGTTCTTGTATTTTAAGTCATCGGTTAATCGTAGCACACGTACTGTATCTACATAACCTCTTAACTCTTTTGCCATAGTAAGGGTCTTTGGCAAAGCATCGGGGTCTAATGCTATAATAGCTGTCGAGAACTGTGATAAGTACCTCTTGTGTGATTCAGATAAAGATGTTCCCAACAAAGCGACCCCACGCCAAACATCGTTACCTATAACTGCAGCACTTATACAGTCCTCAACAACTACTGCGACATTACCACAACCATAAGCATATGGCAAGTCGCTTTTACCGTATCTCTTCCATTTAGGGAGTCTTTTTCCTAATGCACGTCCAGTAGCATCAACTACCTTACCCTCGTGACATATAGGAAACACTGCCCTATGCTCACGAACATCGTACAATAGCTCGACTTCATCCTCATCAAGACCGTACTCATCTCTAAAGGGCTTGACTTGATTGGAATGAGATACGATAAATTCTGGCAGTACGAACTTGTCTTGTGCAAACTCTTCTGCACCGCCAAAACCTACACGGATATCATCTACCGTCATTCTTACACGAGTGCCACCTCGTAAATTACACGAGGCTTTATAGCAATTCCATACAAGTGAACCTAGATTGTTGGTAACTGTAAATGTCTTTATACCTCCACAATCCGGGCAGTTCATACGTTTTGTATGCCCATTGGATATATCTATATCACTTATAATGTTATCTATATTCATATGTATATATCACTTTTCTGTAAGACACTTGCTAGTGCTTATATCATGCATCTTTCTAGTAGTCAACGCATAATTAGCACTCGTAAATGTATTTTTCATGTAGGGTTTTACTGACTGTGGATTACTGTGTCCTGTAACCGACATGATTTGTCCTATACCGACACCAGACTCTACCATTTCGGTAGTTCCTGTCCTTCGTAAATCCATCAGTCGCAACTCTTCAGACAGCCCACACTTACGCATGACTGCCCTTCCAGCTTTCGATAGTCTTTCCATACTGTAAGGGTGGTACATGCCATCAACAGGCTTTACACGGGGTGCTATGTACCTTTGGAATCCAAAGTCATCGTGCTGTTGTTTTAGCATGGAACACAAGTCATCGCTAATAGGTAGCGTTACCTCTGCCCTACGCTTACTTTGTTCAAGAAATAATTTCTGTTGCACAAAGTCCACATTATCCCACTCTAACAGTCGCATGTCACCCAATCGTTGACACCATTCGTATGCCATATGGATAATCAAACCAATATTTCTGTAGGCAAAGTCGCTGTAGCACAAGTCCAAGAAGGATTGTATGTCACTCTCCGACCACACAACCTTTCTTTGCACAGGTGTTTTTCTTTTGACTGTTGCAAATGGGTTACTGTGTGCATGTTCCATGTCCATAGCAAAACGATAGACACGAGAGGCACAGGTACAAACGTGGTTGGCAAACTGTACACCTCTCTTGACCCACTCCTCGTAGGCATGCTTGGCCTGCTTAGTCGATATAGTTTGGAAGCGTCTGTCACCCAGACTGTCAAGTAAAACAGACAACAAATATCTGTAGTCCTTTCTAGTTTGTTCACGTAACATACTGTAATCATTGGATTTATAATATGCCTCTACAAGCTTTTGTAATGTGTGGCTTTTGTGCAACACTATAACCTGTGCTTGCTCCTCTCGCCACTCATCAATCTTGCGATTATTCTCTGCGACTATCTTACGCACTTGCTTTATGTCACTGCCGTATTGCTCACGCTTTACGACACCAGAATCTACCAATTTTTGTGGTGGATTGAATCTGTACTCAACCACACCATACGCAGTAGTCCTAGCTTGTGTATATCTAGGTAGCTTCATTAGGCAGCCACTAACTCTTTGAACTGAGGCGTAGCTATCCACTTGTTTACTTCAAGTTCTCTGTTGAGCATAGTCACACTCTTGGTGTCACCTTTAGTGTCCTTAATTGTGAAACCATTGCGTTCATCACCGTAGGTAGAGTAGTTGGTGAAGGCAGAGTAAAGAGCAAAGGCATTGTGACCACGCACACTTGTCTCTTGTGAGTACAAGGTGTACATCTTCTTAGCCTTAGTCTCAGACATAATCTTCTTAAGCAAAGCTTTAACATCTACATGTTGTGTGTCTGTGTCAGCCATGTCCTGTAGTCTCTGTGTCTGTTGAAAGAAATCTCGCTCTGCTCGTTCCAGTTTGTAAACAAACCCTGCATTAGTATAGTTAGACGAGTGCCTACTCTGTACTTTATCATGCTCACCATTTATCTGTCCATTAAAACAGAAGGTATCTATAGTACCCAAGAAACAGTTGGCAGATGTCAAGCTATCTATAGACGTAAAGGCAATCCATCTAGGATTAATAACTGTCTCCATCTTAGGAGTAGTGATACGTTCAATCCTATGTGGTAGTGTCACATCCATACATGCAAACCCGCCTCTGCGTCCTGTTCGCCAGTTAAACTTAGCACCTTCTAACTCTTCTGGTTCTAGTATGTCGGTCATCGTAGACCACACTCCATTGAAAAATTCACCATATGGTGCGACTGGTCTACCAGTACCCACGTAGTCTACAGCTTCGCCTGTGTCTAGTCTTCTGACTAGCTTTTTATGGGGTACTTCAGTACGTTCTACTGATATGTTAAAGTCAATATCCTTAGGGATATCTAGTTGGTTTGTAAAATCTAAGGGCATATATTGTCTCCTTTTAGTTGGTTAATAAAAACACAAATGAGTTTAAACACATTGTGTATGTGATACATATTAGCATAACTAATATAATATTCAAGCCTTCATTCATTCGGCTTTAATCTCCTCTAATCAATTCCATTGATAGAATATGTGGTCTTCAATTCTTACCACTTTATTCTTGCGTTTTGCCCATGCAGGGCGGACATAATATGCGTGGTAGTGCGTACTCTTACCCACCACATCTAGCAATAGTATATTATTTTGGTGTTTGTAGAGTACGATGTCAGCTATTTGCATAGCTTCCAACCATGCGTCGTCATTCTTTACAGCATCACTTTTGCCATCACACCACCAACTAAATTGGCACTTGTGCCTCACAGGTAATCCCGGACTATACTTGTACGTAGGTCCTTGCTTCACTACCTCACACACTGTGTTGGGATAACGCTCGTCATCTACTCGGTTCATCACAACTTGTGCTACTGCGACTTGTCCTATGAACGGCTGGTCCCTTGCCTCGTGATAGACATTAAGTGCAAGACACATTAGTGCTTCTATAATCATAGTTTAACTCCTACATGTGATAGTATTTCAGCTTCTAGGTTTTCTATACTATCCTTGTTAGCTTGGTACAGAATGCCAATACCACCTTTGTCATTCCACTTCATAATATTAGTAGGCTTGTCATCAACAAGTATGTTGCTACTGCCATCAATACTATTCGTTGCGTAATTTTCTTTCTGTCCTGTGAAAATTAAGTTACTTATCTTCGGCATATACCCATGCTTTTCCAACCATCTGCGTTTCCAATAAGCAGAGTTATCTCTGTCACCTCGCAATGGACTAGAGTTTATACCCCAATCCCAGTCTGACCTATTGTGGGTTATGTCTCTAGCAAAGTCTATCAGTTGCCTTGTGGTGTCAAACTCTTTTAGACGAAAGAAAAAATTTGTGCCGACTAAATCTGCTAGTGCTTTGCGTTGGTCATATATTTCTTTCCAATGTTTCTTACCGTATTGTAGGGCAAAGCCACCGAAAAAATCTACAGCTACACCGTCCATATCATAATAAATAATTCGCATCATTTATCTCCTTTCCATTTTATATCTAGTTGTTTTGTAAAATCTAAGGGCAACTTTTTGAATGGGTACTTTGTAACTTCTCCACGTTTTCCCATTAAGGTATTCTTCAGCCTCTTCCAAACTTAAAAAGTCATAACTAGTTGTCCGACAACCTACTTCTCCGTCGCTAACTTGCCACTCTTTTCTTTTACCATCTGGTGTTGTTCTCTCAATGATTTGCCACTCAGCTTCTATTTTTTCTTCCACCGTTTAGTCTCCTATTTTTATTGAAAACATAAAACTACTTAATCCTATTAGGTTTAATAAATACTCTAGCGATACAATGCACATAACTATTGTCATGCACATTGTCCATGTTTTTTTATCGTTACTCAACTAAGTCACCTAGTAAATGACATAACACATCAACAGTCATACCATTGCCAAGCATCTTGTACCTCTGTGTCTTAGACACATGGTTGGTATAGTTATCTGGTACAGTTTGCAAACGCTCACACTCTAGTGGCGTAAGCTTTCTATACAACCAATCCGTAGCGTCAACAGCTACGTTGTCTTTCTGTACTGTGGTCAGACAATTTGTCTTCTCGTCAAAGCGTAGCTCTAGCTGTTGCGTAGTCATACCAGCCACGCTGTGCTTATGGTCTTGTCGCACACCATCAACCTTGTATCTGCCACGTATTGCCCCAGCCACAAGCATGTTACCATTACCTGCCGTACCGCCCGATTGTGAAGACAAAGTAATAGACTTACCTTCTTCCGAATATATTCTGTCACCTTGTCCACCACCTTTTATCTCACCTACTTTTATAGGTTTGGTGATTGCTACTTTAGGTTGACGATGCCCACCTTGCATAGTGGTTAACGTTGGTGACTTTCCATCTTCGTGATAGACACGCTTGATGATATCAAAGCCATTGATATTGGTGGCATCACCAACATGAATAGGCTTCTTGACAAACGTAGGTATCTGTCCTTTGTACATAGAAGCGGTAAGACATGAAGCCTTTGGGTCATCAACAGACTTAACCATATCACCACGCTTCCGACCACACCATGTGTTGTTGAGATAGTTAGGTATCTCCTCAAAGGGTAAGTTTTCTAGTATGTCCTTCAAAACAATACCTTTGTCGCTTGGCAAGCCCACCATAGGTAGGTTTGTCCAATACAATCTGTTACGACTTTGAGCAGACACAAGGCTACTGTTGATAGGCACAGGCGGTACGCCTAAGATTTCTGTGATGATGTCTTGGTATTCTTGTTTCATGCGAACATTCTCCAAGAGAAACCATGTTGGTTTAAGTTCCTCAAGAATACGAATGAACTCAAAGAATAGGTTGGAACGCTCACCCTCTATCAAGCCCTTGCCCTTGCCTGCAAAAGATAAATCTTGGCACGGACTACCCGCTACGATAAGGTCAATGTGTCCATCAACACTTTCTCGTGTAACATTTCGCACGTCACCCAGCTGTATTGTATTTGGAAAATTAGCTTGCGTAACTTGCATAGCGTACTTGTCTACTTCACTTGCATAATAGGTATCAACGTCTACGCCTAACTTGTTAAGTGCAATTTGTGTGCAACTCATACCGTCGAACAAACTTAATACTTTCATTCTTCCCACTCCTTTACGTATAGAAATTCAATTTTCTTGGTAGGATGTAACTCTTGTGTCATTGCCAACGCAAGTTCCACCGCAGATTTCCACCCACCTTCTTTGATTTGTGAGGGATGGACAGTTACCTGCCCATGCTCCTCATTAATTTGTACGCCTACATCCCAATGCATTAAGCTACCTTCCTAGCTTTACCACGTGTTTGTCTTGCAAGATTACGTGTGTTACCAATCTTAACAATGCCAATGTTCACAGTTAATACTTTGCCATGAGCCTTAGACCTAACGGCTTCGCCAAGTGCTTTGTGTAGCTTGTCTAACACGACACCGACTACAGATTGCGTAGTGTACTGAATGTACCCGCCCTTTTTAGCCTTGATGTCTCGTGCTTTACCGAGTGCAAAGTTGTACAACTTGTACCTACCTAGCTTAACGCCATGATATTTTTCATATAACTTTTCAACTCTCGCTAGTTTTTTCTCCACTTCTTGTGATGCTAACACTTGCCCAGTTTTACCTGTTGAACGCTTGTAATATGTGATTGTTTGTATTGTCATAATATGACTCCTTCCGTTGGTTGTTGTAGTCCGTCGTCGGACTTAGGGTTATTGACGATTGCCCACACTGAGGGAACACCCCCATATGTGCCAAGCGTCACGATAGACGCACTCGTAACAGGCTTTTCAGTTTCACTGTATACCTCAACGAATGTGTCGTGTTTGTAGGGGTTGTATGTCACCTTGACTGCTCCATTGTGCGAACCAGCCATAGGCTTTTTTACATCTACTGTACCCACTACAAAAGCATGCACGTTCTTTCTACCTTGTGAACGGACACGCTTTTTACCACCTTGTTGTACCTTGAATGTGGCATCAACAAGGTTAAGTGCAAATGTATGGTCAACGACACGATTAGTCTTGGTATCTTGTACCGACCAACACTTCTTGTGTAAGTTCCAATACACTCGCACTCTTTTGTTGTTAAGCTCTAGCATAATTCCTTTCCCTCAATTTCATTTTGGCTTTGCGATTAGCTCTCTTCTCAGCATCTTTATGTTCTCGCTTTAGCTTTGGCTTAATCCTAATCTTTACGAATGTCAATACTTCTTGCTTCCGCATTGGTTCTCTCCTTCTGTTGCTTGCGGTTTACTTTTGCCTTGCCACCCTTACGTGCTGGCACGACTTGCTTATGTGTACGAGATTGTAACATAGCCCTAGCGATAGGGTTGATACGTGTTATCGTGGGCTTCATTACATTACTCCTTAGTGTTTTAGGTAGGTGATATTGGCGACACCAAAATCCCAACATGCTCTACAATCAGCACACTTGTTGCCTTGTGTACTGGACGGACACATATACCCAATCGAAAGGTCTTTGCTCGTGGCTACTGTGCTACTATGCTCGTGATGCTTTGGCGGTACGCCATTCACCATTGATGCACTTAGTCTTACAATCAAGTTAGGTGGAAAGCTACCATGCTTCTTCTTGTATTGCTTTACCAAAGCACCTTCTTGCGTAGGCAACCAATGCTTGACGTTAGGTGTGCGTATTGCAATCGTGGCAATCTTTTCCAAGTGGTCAAGGCTTTGTATATCACCGCTATCGTGCCACCTAAAGACACCACTCTTGGTGCAATAATTCAGCACAAGAAATACCATAGCGTCAATCCATTTGGGGTTGTGCAATAGCTTGTCCATACGCCTATCCAGCGCACCTTGTACATTAGGGAATACGTATCTACCTTTGAGAGCATAACATGTTGAGCATGGAGAGTTTTCCACTAGACGTAGCTTACTTCCTACGTTGCATTCATATGCACTTAATGAGTATCCGTAGCTTGGCATCTTGGAAGGCTTAGACAATCCGCCTACTTCTTCCCATGCTTGTTTTACTGTAAAGTCCGACATAGGACTACTCCTCTCCAAATGTTGTTGCCCATTCTTCGGGCGTGATGCCTGTCATTAGGAACTCACGCTCGTCCGGGTTGAGATGTGGGAACACGTTTTGCACGAGTTCACCCTCTTGCCAACACTGTATTTGCGTTGGAGTAACGTCCAAATCCATAGTGTTTACGTTACCGCTAAAAGGTGATGTTTTTTGTATTAACATTTTAATCTCCAAATTGTTGTAGTCCGTCGTCGGACTTGGTTAATGTGTATATTATATAAAACACTTTCATATACATTTCAAGTGTTTTTATAATAGTACACAATTAAGTAGATAATGGGAGGGAAAGTACCATTAGGTAGGGTTTCTTTGTAAAGCAACAAACATAAATCCTAATGTACCAAATGCCATGAGTATGCAAGCAAATACGAATAGGTATACGTCCATTACATTGTACCCAAAGTCAGCGACTTTCGTGCTTTCCATTGCTTCGACTAAGTGTAAGCCTACAAAGAAGTAGGCTGTTGATACTAATAAGATTGATAAGTTAGCTATAAGTTTCATTGGTTAAACTCCGTTTAATATTTCATTGAGTATTGATAATGCTTTATCATTATCATTGTCAAGCTGTTTCTTTTCGTAGTCAGCTTTCCACGTTGGTAGAATACCACTACGATAGATAATAGGGGTTGTGTCTTTCTCCTGTACATAGGCAGGCCATGAGCTACGAACATGATACCTACCTATGCATGAGGGTTGCACTCGCTTTGCCATTAGGCAACCTTTGCAAGTTGTGGTGCTTCAGCTTTCGGTGCTAACGCATCTCGTAGTGCAAGCAACAGTTGCTCACGGCTCACGTTGTGCTTGTCACACTTGGCTAGTGCTTGCTCAACAATCTGTTCAGCGGTTAGTCCTACGTCGGACTTGGCTTCAGCCTTGCGTGCTTTCTGCGTAGCCTTCACAAGAGCGTTCATGTTTGTAAATCCTTTCTCTGAGGATTCAGCAAGCTTGTCGCACTCCGACTTGTTCTCTACGTAGAACAATGCGTCAGCTCGACGTTGCTTTGGAATGTTGTGGATACCACAATCTTGCAACCTAGAGGTTGGAATACGCTTACCATCTTGCTCACACTTCAACTCAAACATGAGTTCACCCAAAGCGGTGTCAAAGGTAGCTGAACGCTTTGCCAAGTGCTTTTCAGCACTACTGAGTACCTTGTACTCTTTGGCAATAACCGAGCCACGACTTTCAAGAGTATTGAAAGCGTTAGCAAGTTTTTCGGAGAACGATTGAGTTTTTGTTGTTGTTGGGTTTGCCATCTTCTTTTCCTTATGTTGTGTAATTATAAGAGAAACAATATATCTCTCATAAGTATATGAGATATATTTTTCTCGTTAATTACTAAAACAACATAAGTAAGAGTGGAGCAGTTGTCTCGCACGCTATCTCCTGTGCGTGTCGTTTCACGTGCGACTGCAAGAAGCATAGCTTCTGAAGTTCATGTGCAAAACTCGTGCGCATGTACGAGGCTTGGTAGGGTATGCTCCGCCAACAGCAACATAGGGTAGTGTTGCATAAATGTGACTATCTCCGCATGCTTTAGCATGGCAAGTGATGACATAACACTTGTCACCTAGTGCATAACCCCATGTTTACAAGGGTTTGAGCATGCATTGGTGAATGAGCAAGCCTCATGTGTGTACACCAGCAACGCAAGCACAGGCATTGCACGCATTATGCGCATACACATGGAGGTGTGGGCGTGCGCCAGTGGGGGTGGGTACGTATATGTGTATACAGAAGTACACAGATTAGGTTTTTTCACTGTTAACCACAACGACAAGTGACATAGTTGGCCTGCCTGTCATTTAATATTTTTAATTTAGGGCTTGACACAGATATGGATACATGGTATAATTATGTATAACTAAACTACAGTTAAAGTGTATCACTTATATGATATATAGTTATACTATAAATACACATACATGTACACTTAAATGTAGAGTCGCATAACACCTAAGTGTTATTTTCCGTGTATTCAAAATAAAGTCTTGACAATGGCGAAGAAATCCGTAAAACTATATACTGACGATGTACTTACAGCTTTTTACGAGGCTATTCGTACTAATACATTAGACCGTCTACATATTCCTCATAGTGATGTATTCTATGTTCGTGCTGCCGTAGAGGCACACTACGGTAAAAAGTTTACATTAAAGCATGTAGAGGAGGCAATGCGGGCAGAAGGTTGGAAAGAAGGAGAAAGTAATGCTAAGTAAACTATGGGCGTACTTGCGTCCTATCTATAATTATTTTAAATGTATTGTTTGTGCAATATTAAATAAGAAAACATGTGACTGTAAACAGTGTGAGTGTGATGACTGAGGTATTCTTTGCTTTTGTATTGGCATGTACCCCTATGAAAGAACTAGGGTGTATGCAGATAACCGATACACGAGGTCCATACACAACTAAAGAAGCATGTGTAGAACGTACCAATGAAATGATACGAGATTCTTTAGTTATGTTTCGTATGCAACGACCACACATACATACTAACTTTTATAACTTTAAATACAAATGTGGCGTACAAGACCCCAAAGGCGTTAATTTATAATGGCACACGAGAATCGTAAAAAGTCTTTATTAAAGAAACATGGTTTATCTGGTGTAAATAAGCCAAAGCGTACTCCTAATCATAAAACAAAGTCTCACATGGTATTGGCCGCAGAAGGTCATAATATGAAGTTAATTCGTTTTGGGCAGCAAGGTGTGAGTGGCGCAGGCAAGAACCCTAAGAGTGCTAAAGATAAGGCACGTAAAAAATCGTACTACGCAAGGCATAATGCCCAAGGCAAGCCCACTACTAAGCTATCAGCAAAGTATTGGTCGCATAAAGTAAAATGGTGAGGAAACTAAAATGAGCAGTAAAGCAAAACCTATTTCTAAGTTGATAAAATTTTTATCTCAAGCAGGGGATTTAAGTGACGCACAAAAGGCTACTAAACGAAAGAAGCCTACACAAGAAGGTATTAATTTTAGCAAGAACAAAGATATTGATTTGGGAATGCCTAATAAATTTGAGGAACAGATATCTCGTGAGTTAGAAACAGCCGTTAAATTAAAGGGTAGTAAAGTTGAAAACATGACGGTAGGCAAGAAGTCTATGTCTAATTTTTTAACGGACCAAGCAAAGTATAGCAATTACAATCCAAAGCTGATGAATAAATTGGAGAAAGAATTTCCTGAAATATATGAAAGAATTATGAAGAGGCAAGAAGCCGAGTATAAGTCAAGTCGTAGACAAGCAGGACAAACAAAATCAACTACCGCTAAGAAACTTGACCCGGGAACTTACATGAATATGAATACAGGTGAAATATTTGACAATGTTAAAAGCATGGATGATTTACCGAAGGGTGCAAAGAAAAGTGATTATATTAGAAATCCAACTCCTAGACAAGTAGAACAGTATGCAGCAGGAGCAGAACGAAGAGCAAGGCTTAAAAAACAAGGTGATACACCTGCAAAAGATAGGGTAGTGGATAAAAAGAAATTAGGGCGTGCGTTAGGTGAAATGATGTCTGATGAAAATATATTAAGCGATAGGCGTTCTAAGATTAACATGATAGATTATAGAAAAGGTGGAATGGTTAAATCTACCGTGAATCATTTACGTAAGGGCGGTAGTCCAAAGCGAGTACCTGTTATTTCTATTGGTATTGGCATGGCTGAGATTACTAAGAAAAAGAAAAAATAGTTGAGAAAGTTTAATGCCAAAGATACTTGAAGGTTCAAAATTTAAAACAGTAGGAGCTATAGCAGGCACAGGAGCGTCTGCTGTTTATGTTGTACCTAATAAGTATAGTGCTATTGTAAGGCATTTTAGTTTTAGTAATAATAATGCGGCAGCAAAAAAAGTATCGGCACAGTTTTATAATTCTTCTACCTCTAGGTACTATTACGTAGTAGAAGACTTATCTATTGCTGCAAATAGTGTTACTAATATTTTAGATGGAAATTTTATTGCAATTAACGCAGGAGATAAAATTATTGTATCGAGTGAAACTGCTGGAACTATAAACACACTAGTATCATTAGAAGAGTATTACGACCCGAACAGATAATATCTTCAAATACCCCTTTAATACCACTGCCCAACAATGAGGATATAGTATGTTAGCTGAACTTGCCGCGGCAAACGCTGCTTTTGCAGTTATAAAACAATGTGTTTCTAATGGACGTGAATTAGCTTCCGCAGGCAAATCTATAACAGATTATGTTTGTGCTAAAGAAGAATTAAATAGACGGGTAAATAAAAAGAAAAAACCCGGTAAAAGTAATACTGATTTAGAAGAGTTTATGGCATTAGAAAAAATTAAAGTTCAAGAAGAACAGTTAAGAGAAACAATGATATGGGCAGGACGTGCAGGTCTTTGGGATGATTGGCAAAAGTTTCAAGCTGAAGCAAGGAAGTCTAGGAGGGTACAAGAAGAACTCGCAAGAAAAAAACGAGAAGAAATGCAACAATATATGGCAATCATGTTAGGCATTGTTATATTTTTTGGCGGGTTATTAGCAATAGTATATTGGTCTTTATGGTTAAAGAGTTTATAAAAAACTTGACAACGTTAAGATATAATGATACAACTAACGAAACATAGGTATAAATAAATGAGTATATTAACTAGTTTAGTAGGGCCTGTCTCTGGGTTGCTAGATAAATTTATTGAAGATAAAGACCAAAAGGCAAAGCTTGCCCATGAAATAGCTACAATGGGGCAGCGACATGCGCAGGAAGCAATGCTTGCGCAGTTAGAAATAAACAAAGCTGAAGCTGCATCAGGTTCTATATTTAAAGGCGGATGGCGGCCAGCAGTAGGATGGGTCTGTGCGATTGCTTTTGCATATCACTTTATTTTAAAAGACTTAATTATATTTGGTGCATCTTTTGCAGGTGCAGAATTACCCGAACTTCCAGAGTTTGACATGGGTACGCTCCTCACGGTTTTAGGCGGCATGCTCGGAATCGGAGGACTTAGGACATATGAAAAGCAGAAAGGTATAACTAAATGACATTTCAATTATCTCAAAGAAGTTTAGGAAGATTAGATGGAATAGATGGTAAGTTGCATACAGTAGTCTGTGCAGCAATTAAACTATCAAATGTTGATTTTGGAGTTACCTGTGGTTTACGAACACAAGCAGAACAAGAAGACCTTGTGGCACGAGGTGCTTCACAAACAATGAAATCACTTCATTTAGAAGGAAAAGCAGTTGATGTCGTTGCGTATATTGGCCCGCGCATATCTTGGGAGTTAAATCTTTATGATGACATTGCAGATGCTATGAAACAAGCGGCATTAGACCATGATGTAAAATTAAGATGGGGAGCTGCATGGCATAAAAATTTAACAGACTGGACAGATACTTCTGAAAATTTAATGAATGAGTATATTGATTTACGTAGGTCAGAAGGACGCAGACCTTTTATAGATGCCCCTCATTTTGAAATGGTGAAGTAGTATGGCAAATAAAACTAAAGCAAAAACTAAAATTAATAAAGTAGTAAAAGGTTTAAAGAAAGCTTCAAAACTTCATGCAGGTCAAGCTAAGACATTATCAAGTTTAAAATTAAAAACAGGTGGTAGTACTGTCAATAAAGCAGGAAATTATACAAAACCTACTATGCGAAAAAGTCTTTTTAATAGTATCAAAGCAGGTGGAAAGGGCGGTAATCCCGGTCAATGGTCAGCTAGAAAAGCACAAATGTTAGCTAAACGATATAAAGAAAAAGGTGGTGGCTATAAGTAATGTCAAAAGACCCGAAGAAAGGCACTGGCAAAAAACCAAAGGGAAGTGGCAGAAGGCTTTACACAGACGAGAATCCAAAAGATACTGTTAGTATTAAGTTTGCAACAGTAGCAGATGCAAAAGCTACTATAGCAAAAGTAAAAAGAATAAATAAACCATACGCAAGAAAAATTCAAATCTTGACAGTTATGGAGCAACGTGCTAAAGTAATGGGCAAGACTGAAGTAGTAAGACTTGCAAAGCAAGCAAAACTTCAGTTGAAAAAACAAAAGGAAAAGTAATGCCCTACTTACAAAGCAATATCCCATACTTCAAAGCATGGGTAAGACGAGAGTATACATGTAACTTTGAACAATATCATGGTGAGTTTTTACATTGTATGGTGATAGCGGTAACAACTATGCCAAACAGATGTTTAAGTTTTCAAGTAATATTTACAGGTTGCGAAGCAGATGAAGAAGATGAGCCAAACATACATGGTGGGGCAATGTGGGCTAGGATGCCCATTACAGCTTTAGTTGGAGATACCCCTGTAAAAAAATGGGCAAAGGAACTGCCAGTCTATGCAGCACAACCTTGGGATTGTATGTCACACAATCATTCGGTGTATGTATTAGATAGAGCTACTCCTGCACCTTGGGTGGCAAAAGTCGATGGAGAATTTTATCCTGCTAAGTACTACTTTACAGTAGATTATACAGGTAGTGAAATTGCAGATGACCCTGCACAGCACAAACAAAGTCACGTGCTAGAACTAATGGATGCAGGTAAATATACAGGTAACATTGTGGCGTTACCCAATAATAGGGTAAGAGTAACTCACCCTGCATGGTTTGAAACAGGACAAGGCGCACCAGACTTTAAGCCTAATCAAAATGTGTTTCATTCCAAACTAGAAACCGAATACGTTTGGGATACCCAACGTGTCTTTAATAACTTATATAATGAGGAAAATAAACATGGCAATGAAAAAACCAAACGCAAAACAAAAGGGAATAAAAAAGCTTCCTAAACCTGTCCGCAATAAAATGGGCTATATGGCTAAAGGCGGAACAATGAAGAAAAAAGGTTACGCTAAAGGTGGAGCTATGAAGAAAAAAGGTTACGCTAAAGGTGGAGCTATGAAGAAGAAGGGCTACGCTAAAGGTGGAGCTATGAAGAAGAAGGGCTACGCTAAAGGTGGAGCTATGATGAAAAAGAAAAAGAAGTAATGGCATTAGCTAAATCCCAACAAAGTCTAAAAAATTGGACTAAGCAAAAATGGAGAACTAAAAGTGGCAAACCTAGTGCAAAAACTGGAGAACGTTACTTACCCGACTCTGCAATTAAATCACTATCGCCACAGGAGTACTCAGCAACATCTGCGGCAAAAAGAAAAGGTACAAGAGCTGGCAAACAATTTGTCAAACAACCGAAAAGCATTGCTAAAAAAACTGCAAGATTTAGGAGAGGCTAATGATAACTCCTGAAGGTTTGTCAGCTTGGCGTATCATACCAAGATTATTAATACTCAGCTATATGATTGTGTTTTACCAAACATGTAACTGGTTTATGCAACTCTCAGACCCCAATAATGCTCAGGCAGGTTTCGTATCTGTTGTTGTTGGCGCAGGTGCAGCTTGGTTTGGGCTGTATGTAAATGGAAACAGAGCTTCTGTACAAGTTCAAAGTAAAATGGAGACTAGAGATAATGCCTGATGAAAACGCAGTTAAAGCACATAGAGGTATGGCTCATGTGCCAAGGCGAGGAAGAACTAGAAGAAGACCGACTAGTCCAATAACACCTAGAGGGCAAAGACGTAGAGTATCACGAGGCTCAAGAAGTTTTGCTGATAGGTTTAGAGGATTTAGAGGCTCTATGAGTTCTTTAAGAAATCGGTTTAGAAACAGAAGAAGAAGACCCACAGCTCCTATGGCGGCTGCTCCAGTGCAAGCTCCTACACCTATTCAAGCTCCTAGACCTATAAAAGAACCTACAAGAATACAGCCTAATATTCCTAAACCTATACAATCAGATGCAGGTGGAGGCAGAGGCGGTGCAACTACGTATCGAAGAAGAGCAGCTGCACCACAATCTCCGCCACCAATACAAGCAGCTCCTACTCCTATAGCAGAGCCTAGAATAATATATAATGGCGGTTATATATCAAGAGCTAAATATGGACAAGTAGATAATCTAAAAAAGAAAAAGTAGTATGGACGTTAAAGTTTCTATAGGAATAGCTATTACTTTAGTTATGCAAATTTCTGCAGCGGTATGGTATGTGGCACAGACAGATGCCACAATTAAATCTTTAGATTCTAAAGTTGCAGAACTAAGTAGCACTATGGCCATAGAAGATTCTGTAAATTTAAAAAGAGATGTTGTATCTAACTCTGGAAAGATAAGCAATATTGATTCCGATGTAGATTCATTAAGCAATCATTTAGCTAGAGGAATTGGCGATAATAATGACGTGCTACGACGAATGAGTATTTTAGAAACACAGATTGTATTTATGCAAAAGCAGATGGATTTATTATTAGAAAGTGGTCGATAATGGCACGAGAATTAAACGAAAGGCAAGAAAAGTTTCTTGAAGTTCTTTTTGAAGAAGCAAATGGAGATGTGGCAAAGGCAAAACATTTAGCAGGTTATGCTGAAGGTACGTCTACTTCTGTTATTGTTAAAGGTTTAAAAGAAGAAATATTAGAAGCTACTCAAATGTTTATGGCACGTAATGCACCTAAAGCTGCAATGGCTATGGTAGGCGGTTTGTATGACCCAACAGAACTGGGCTTGCGAGATAAAATGTCTGCGGCAAAAGAGTTACTAGATAGAACAGGGCTAATTAAAACAGAGAAGGTGCAAGTTGAAGCAGCAGGTGGCGTAATGTTAATGCCACCTAAAGCACCTACAAATAACGATGACTAAAAGTATAGGCAAGTGGAAACTGCCACAACCAACAGATTTAAAAGAAGATAACGAGTGGACCCCTATTCCACGCATAGCAAGAACTATACCATTTGGTTATAAATTAAATGATAATGATTCGGATATCCTCGACCCAGTATCTACTGAATTAGATTTATTAGAAAAAGCAAGAAACTATATTAAACAGTATTCTTATAGAGAAGTAGCAAATTGGCTAACTTCAAATAGTAATAGATATATTTCACATGTAGGGTTAAGGAAACGTTTAGCACATGAACGACAACGTAAGAACAAAGTTAAAAGCATCCGCCAATGGGCAGAGTATGCGGAAAAGGCAATCGCCAAGACGAAAGAAATTGAAACCCAAAGAACAGGTGCAAGAGCCACAAATTAAGGCTACACAATCATCTGTATCTTATGAGCCAAGCGAGATTGAAGACACAGCTAATGTGTTGTTTAAACCTAATCTTGGACCACAGACAGACTTCCTTGCAGCCAGTGAAAGAGAGGTTCTATACGGAGGAAGTGCAGGCGGTGGCAAAAGTTATGCGATGCTTGCAGACCCACTACGTTACATGGGTCATTCCCAATTTAGTGGGTTATTATTGCGACACACAACTGAAGAGTTAAGAGAACTTATATTTAAGTCGCAAGAATTATACCCTCGCATATGGCCGGGAATAAAGTGGTCAGAACGTAAGATGCAGTGGACTGCGCCCTCTGGCGCAAGATTGTGGATGTCATACCTCGATAGAGATGAAGATGTCTTGCGTTATCAGGGTCTAGCATTTAGTTGGATAGGCTTTGACGAGTTAACTCAATGGTCCACACCATACGCATGGGATTACATGCGCTCTCGTCTACGGTCCACTGCACCAGACTTGCCCATCTTTATGAGGGCAACAACAAACCCCGGAGGAAGGGGGCATGCTTGGGTTAAAAAAATGTTTATTGACCCAGCGCCTTATGGAAAAACTTTTGATGCAACAAATATTGAAACAGGAGAATTATTACGATATCCTGCAGGACACTCCAAAGCAGGCAAACCCTTATTTAAACGGAGATTTATTCCTGCAAGATTATTTGACAATCCATACCTTTCAGAAAGTGGTGACTATGAAGCAATGCTCCTCTCGTTACCAGAACAACAAAGAAGACAATTACTTGAAGGGGATTGGGATATTAAAGAAGGTGCAGCCTTTACTGAATTTGACCGCAATATCCACGTTGTTGAGCCTTTTCATATTCCTTCTAATTGGGTAAAGTTCAGAGCATGTGATTATGGATACGGTTCGCACAGTGGTGTACTTTGGTTTGCAGTAGCTCCTTCTGAACAATTAGTAGTATACAGAGAACTTTATGTATCAAAAGTATTGGCTACTGATTTAGCAGACATGGTATTAGAGGCAGAAGCAGGTGACGGTAATATTAGGTATGGCGTGTTGGATTCTAGCCTTTGGCATAAACGTGGGGATACGGGTCCATCTTTGGCAGAACAAATGATAATGAAAGGTTGTCGTTGGAGGCCATCCGATAGAAGTAGAGGAAGTAGAGTATCAGGAAAAAATGAAGTGCATAGAAGATTACAAGTAGATGAATTTACAGAAGAAGCCCGATTAGTGTTTTTTAATACATGCACAAATATAGTATCGCAACTACCGTCTATCCCTTTAGATAAAAGAAACTCTGAAGATGTAGACACAAAATCAGAAGACCACTTGTATGATGCATTAAGATATGGTATAATGTCAAGACCAAGGTTTAGTGTATTTGATTATGACCCACACAATAAACCCCATAGACAAATGGCTGTAGCAGATTCAACATTTGGGTATTAAAGGATAAAGCATGGCTGAAAATGAAATTATGATTGAGGATGATGCAATATCATTGGAAGATACAAATGATGAATTTGTAGATTCTAGTATTAATTCAATTATAGATTTAATTACTGATAAATATAGAAAAGCAGAAGACTATAGATATTTAGATGAAGAACGATGGTTAAGAGCGTATAGAAATTATCGTGGTCTATACGGACCTGATGTTCAATTTACTGAAGCAGAAAAATCAAGAGTGTTTATTAAAGTTACTAAAACTAAAACACTTGCTGCATATGGTCAAATTGTAGATGTATTATTTGCTAATAATAAATTTCCATTATCTATTGAACCTACTACATTACCAGAAGGTGTTGTAGCAGATGTACACTTTGACCCTACACAACCACCTGAAATGCAACAAACAGCCGAAGATGTTAACCCATATGGATTTAATGGAGATGGAAAAGAACTTACTCCCGGCTCTACACAAAAAACACTGTTAGAAAAACTAGGACCGTTAGACCAAAAACTTGAACCTATTAAAGATAAACTAAAAGAAGGACCTGCTCAAACTCCTACTTCTATTGAATTTAGTCCTGCTATGATAGCTGCTAAAAGAATGGAAAAGAAAATACATGACCAATTAGATGAGTCAAGTGCAAATAAAAATTTAAGAAGCAGTGCATTTGAGATGGCACTATTCGGTACGGGTATTATGAAAGGACCTTTTGCTGTTGACAAAGAATATCCTAATTGGAATGAAGACGGAAACTATGACCCATTATTTAAAACAATTCCTCAAGTCAACCATGTTTCGGTATGGAATTTTTTTCCTGACCCTGATGCTAACAATATTGATGAGTGTCAGTATGTAATTGAACGTCATAAATTATCTCGCTCTCAACTAAGAGCATTAAAGAAACGACCATACTTTAGAGAACAAGTTATTGATTCTTGTATTGAAATGGGAGAAAATTATTCTAAAAAATCATGGGAAGATGATTTATCTGACTATGCACCTGAACATGGTATTGATAGATTTGAAGTCCTTGAATATTGGGGCATGGTAGATGTTGAGCTACTTGAAGAACAAGAAGTTGACATACCCGAAGAGTTAAAAACTTTCGATGAGTTACAAGCTAACGTATGGATTTGTAATGGCAAAGTTATACGTATGGTTCTTAATCCATTTAAACCTGCTAAGATACCCTATGTTGCAGCACCATATGAACTTAATCCCTATTCATTCTTTGGTGTGGGTATTGCAGAAAACATGGACGATACCCAGACATTAATGAATGGGTTTATGCGCATGGCTGTAGATAATGCTGTACTATCAGGCAATTTAATATTTGAAGTTGACGAAACAAATTTAGTACCCGGACAAGACTTATCGTTATATCCCGGAAAAGTTTTTAGAAGACAAGGAGGCGCACCCGGACAAGCGTTGTTTGGCACAAAGTATCCAAATGTTTCTCAAGAAAATATGATGCTGTTTGATAAAGCACGACAACTTTCAGATGAGAGTACAGGTTTTCCTAGCTTTGCTCATGGACAAACAGGCGTATCAGGTGTAGGCCGTACCGCTAGTGGTATATCTATGCTTATGGGCGCAGCACAAGGAAGTATTAAAACAGTTATTAAAAATGTAGATGATTATTTGTTAAGACCATTAGGTGAAGGATTATTTAGATTTAATATGCAGTTTGACTTTGATTCTTCTATTAAAGGAGATTTAGAAGTTAAAGCACGTGGTACAGAAAGTCTTATGGCTAATGAAGTTCGTAGTCAAAGATTAATGCAGTTTTTGCAAATAGCTTCAAATCCTGCACTTGCACCATTTGCAAAGTTCCAATATGTAATTAGAGAAATTGCTAAATCTCTTGACTTAGACCCCGAAAAAGTAACAAACAATATGAGTGATGCAGCATTACAAGCAGAACTTATGAAACAGTTTCAAGCACAACAGCCACAACAACCGCAAGCACCTGTGGCTGGTGCAGATGCACTTGACCCAACAGGAGCAGGTGGGGGTACAATAGGAACTGGACAAGCTCCAATTCCAGAAGAACAAGGATTTACAGGAAATGCAGAACAAGCAAATATTGAGCAAACTGAAGCCGCTGGTCAGCAACAAGGACCAATGGGAGGCGTTCAATAATTATATTGATGTACTGATAATGGAACATCATCGTGTAATGGAACAAGCAACAACCGAAATGATAATGTATAGGTCACAAGGTTCTATTTATACATTACGTAAACTTAAACTTATGAGGGATGAAGTTCATGGAAATGAATAGACAGATGGAGCTTTTTGGTGATGGCGGTTTAAAAGATGAGGGTGGTACAATCGACCCAGTTTCAGGTAACGATGTACCTTCTGGTTCATTAAAAAAAGAAGTACGTGATGATATAGATGCCAAAGTCAGTGAAGGTGAATTTGTTTTTCCTGCAGATGTAACTCGTTATTATGGTCTTGATACCTTGATGAAGATGCGACAAAAAGCAAAACAAGGTATAAAAGTTATGGAGGCTATGGGTCAAATGGGCAATTCAGATGAAGCTATTTTGCCTGACGATATTCCTTTTACTCTTGATGACATTGAGCTTGATGATGATGAGCCAATGAAATTTAATCCCGGTGGTTTGGCTATTCAAAATAGTGCTAATACATATTCTACTCCTTCTCAGTTTGCGAATTATAGTCAAGCTCCACAATCAAATAATCCATACACATATAGCGGCATAGCTCCTGTTCAATACATTACGCCTAACATACCTCAATCCTCTACTCCTCAAGTAGGACCACTTACTTTTGGTTCATTAATGAGTGGAGTTTACAAAGAATATATTAATCCTGAAACAGGGGAACGCATACAAATTAGAATGGTTAATGGTGTTCCCGCAACTCCAGTTCCTGATGGGTTTATACCATATGTACCCGAATCTGTACAAGATGTAGACCCTGTAGTTGATACAGGCGGAGATGCTGTACAAGGAGGAGACACAAGTAGTGGCGATACAAGCAGTGGTGATACAAGCAGTGGCGATGTAAGTGTAGCTGATACATCAGTATCAGGAGACACTTCCGTAACAACAAACGCATCAAGCGATAATGATAATAATAATCAACCTGAAATGGTATCTGCTACAGAATTACAAAATATGTACAAAGATAAGTATGGTGATGAAGCTATTAAGTTAACGTCTAACGGTAAAGAAGTCAGCATGCCTGCAGATAATTATAATGCATTGCTTGTTTCATACACACGATTAAATGTTCCTGATGAAAACGGTGTTAGGCCTTTTAGCTCATTACAAGATTATTATGATTTACCATTAGGTTCTCGTTTATCTTTAATAGGGCAAGAAATAAAATCAATGACAGGCGGAGAAGTAGATAGCGCATATATAAAAGAAGTTTATGACAAAGCAGACGAGGCTGGTACTTTAGGTACAACAGGTATTCC